GTCGGCTACGCGCTGCAGACCGACACCTACGTCTGCACCCCGTGGGGCGTGCACTTCGACATCGACGACCAGATCCGTAGCAACGCCGATTCGATCCTTGATCTCGACATGGCAGCGACGCGCCGGTGCATTCTCGACCTGTTGATCCGCCGGGAAACGGACTGGGCGTCGAACTTCTTCACGACCGGCCTGTGGACCGGCTCGAGCACGGGCTCCGACATCACGCCGGCGGCCACGTGGGACTTGGTAAACTCGACGCCAGTTGAAGATGTGCGCGCCCAGACCTATTCGGTGATTCAGGCCACGGGCCTCGATCCCAATGTCTTTGTGGCGGGCGCGCTGACGCATAAGCGGCTGCTCGATCACCCGGATATCATCGACCGCATCAAGTACACGCAGCGCGGCATCGTGAACGAAGACCTGCTCGCGACCTTCTTCGAGGTGGACAAGTACCTCGTGCTCAAGGCCGTGGTGAATACCGCGGCGGAGCGTCCCGCGCAGCCCAAGACGGCGACGACCACGACCGGTGGCCCCGCGCCGTCCATGAGCTTCATCGCGGGCAGCAAGAACGCGCTGCTCGTGTATTCGCCGTCCTCGCCGGGCCTCATGGTGCCGGCGGCGGGCTACAACTTCGCGTGGACCGGATACCTCGGCGCCAACGCCTACGGCGGTGTGATCCGCAAGTTCCGGATGGAGTGGCTGCGGTCAGACCGCGTGGAAGCGGAAATCGCCTTCGCGCACAAGCTCGTGTCCGGCATCCTCGGCGTCTTCTTCTCGAACGCGGTCGCCAGCTAATGGCGCGCAAGACCGCGGCGACGGACGGCTGGAAGGCGCTGCAACCGTTCAGCTTCTATGACGGGGCGCGCGACGTCCGGGTGGAGCGTGGGGACGCCGTTCCCGAAGGCGTACTGGCGAATGTGGCGCTCCGGATGCGGCTGTTGCGGGCGAAGAAAATCTTCGACCCCGCGCACCCGGAGAGTTACGGCATGGATCAGCCCCCGGTGAGTCGGATGGAACGGCTCAGCCGGGATGCGGCGCAGCCGCTCGGCCCCGTCGCGCAGGACCACGACGTGGACCCCGCCGTCGTGGCGCAGCGGCGCATCGAGGGCGACGAACGGGCGCGCGAACTCAACTATCGGCTCAACAATCCTTCGCCCTGGCAGCCCACCAAGCGGCCGCCGGATGCGGCCAATCCCACGGGGGCGTACCCGCCTGCCGGGCTAGGAGGCTGAATGGGTTACCAATACTTCAAGCGGCCCATTGGGGCGCCAGGCATTACCGATGCGCCGCCGGGCACGGGCGTCACGGCCCTGTCCACGGCCTTCGGGGTGAACATCGTCCTGCCGATGAAGACGACCGGCTCCCCGACGATCAACCGCGTCGTGAAGATCACGTCGTCGGGAACGGTGAAGTGCACCACAGGAACGTCGGGACGGCCGGCGATCGGCATCATCGTGACGTCCGGTTCGACAGCCCGGGTCTGCATTTTCGGTTTCGCCTACGTGCTGTCATCGTCCGCAGCCTTGGCCAAGGGTGCGCGCATTGTGGCGTCGTCGGGTGCCTTCAACAGCTCGCGCTATAAGGGCGGCTGCGTGCGGGCCCTGAATACGGCTATCGCCTCGACACTCCAGCACGGCAACTGCCTAGGCTGGACGCTGACGTCGGCGGCCGCCTCGAGCGGCACGAGTGTGGCGACGAACAAGAAGGTGCTGGTGTGGTTCAACCCGATGGGCCGCGTGTCCACGGGGTCCTAAGACTCACGGTGCCACTGCCGCACTCGTGCGGCGGTGGCGCTCACTCCCAAAGGAGTTCCCATGTCCGCAGCATCGGCGCAGCCGGCCGGACGGAAGCAGAAAGCCACCAGGAAACGGCAGAAGGTGGCTATAGTGGGCTACACGCAACACAACTACGAAGCCCCATGGCAGGACGACTCGTGGGATTTCCTAGGCCTGAACGACCTGCACCAGACCTTCGAGCAGCAGGTGCCCGGGTTCTTCAAGACGGACCGTGTGCAGTGGTTCCAACTCCACCGGCGCCAGCCTGACGGCCAATACCCGGGGGCTCGGAATCCTGAGCATACGAAGTGGCTCACGACGGCGCCGTGCCCGGTGTGGATGTGGCAGCATGACCCTGAGATTCCCACGAGCGTGGCCTACCCGCTGCTCGAGGTGCTGAACCTCAAGCACCCGCAGACGGGCGACAAGCTGTTTCCGGAAGCGTACTTCAACAACTCCATCTCCTGGCAGATCGCATGGGCCATCTACCATAGCGTGGCGTTCCGGAAGGACGGCTACCACACTATCGGGCTGTACGGCGTGGACATGGCCATGGACGGCGTGCACGGCGAGTCGGAATATGCCTTCCAGCGGCCATCCGTCGAGTTCATGATCGGCGTGGCCCGGGGCTTGGGGATCAAGGTCGTGATGCCGCAGGTGTCCGAAGTGCTGAAGTGCGCCTTCCTGTACGGCTACGACAACGAGACGCACTTGCGGAAGAAGCTGCTCCAGCGGGTCAATGACCTGCAGGTGTCGGAAGCGCACGACGTGGATCAGTACGAGACGTTCAAGCGGCTGCTGTACCAGATCAAGGGCGCCATCATGTTCCTGACGGGCGAAGGCGTCACCGGCGACGTGCTGATGGCGGCCGCCAATGCCATTCCGGACGAGCCGCGCGCCAAGGCCATCGAGACGCTGAAGGCCGATGAAGCGAACGTGACGAACAACCTGGAAGGTGCGAAGCGGAGTCTCCATGAGACTCGCGGCGCGTTGAACAACTGCAAATGGACGCTCCGGAACTACCTGCCGGGCGAAGGCCCGTTGCAGGATGTACCCCGGGCGGCCTCGAGCCTGACCGCTGCCGAAGTCGATCCCACGCTCGTGCCGTCGGATGGGACGGCCGCGGGTGGCGTGAACCGTATCATGAACCTGGTCAAGGAGTGATGCCATGGCGCGCCGCTTCCTCGATTATCTGACCGTCAAAGCGAAGCAGAAATTGCGGAAGTCCGAAGCGTCGATGCAGGACTTGCGGGACCTGCGGCGCAAGGGCCAGGTGCGGCGCGATGACAAGCTGGCCGTCGAGCGCGCGATGGAGACCATCAACGCGCGGATGAAGACGGAGCAGCAGCGCTTCCACACGCTCCGAGACGGGCGGCTGCCCGAGCGGGAGGGCTAGATGGCCTTTCGCACCATTGGGCTCCGGCCCATCACGCTCACGGTGGCGAAGAAGTCCACCGGCAAGCCGGGGACGACGGCGTGGACGTGGATTCCCCTCGGGGCCTCGTTCAGCCGGTTTGCCCTGCAGGCGGTGCAGGCTACGACCGTCGCTACATCCGGCTTTACCCTGACGCTGGTCGGGTCGCTGACGACGCAGAATCCCGGCGCCTTGGGGTCCTCCAAGTTCACGGCGCTGCTGGCGAACTATACGAGCGCGAGTGCGCCCGGGGTGGTGCAAACCACGAAGGCGGCGCCGATTCCCGTGGCGTTCATCGGCATCCGGTCCACGAAGTTCACGACCGCCGCAGGCCGCGCCCTGACCGTCAAGATTGTGGCCATCCCGGCGTGAGCTGGACCTACGCGAAGTCCCCGTCTACGACCTCGACGGCGGGACGGCGCGATGCCGTGCGGTTGCTCATCAATGACCTGACAAGCAGCCGGCCGTTGCGGCAGGATGAGGAGATTGCCTTCGCGTTAGCGCAAGAAGGAAATAGTGTGCTCCGGGGTGCGGCCTTCATCTGCGAGACGCTGGCGGACTCCGAGGCCATTACTAAGCGCGTGGGGGACCTGTCGCTCGGGGCGGAGAAGCCGGTGAATTACCGGATGCTGGCGGACCGCTACCGGCGGCTCTCGGCCATCAACTATGCCGTGCCCTACGGGGCGGCGTTCAGCATCTCGGAGAAGTACACGTATCAGGTCGATACGGATCGGGTCGAGCCGTCGTTCACCGCAGGCATGATGCAGCACCCGGGCACGCTTGTGGGGACGACCTCGACGTGAGCTTCGAGACGGCGGTCTTCCTCGGGTTGATGCCGGTGACGGTGACCATCACGCCGTTCAAGCGGTACTCGACGGATGGCTACACGAACCCGACATACTCGACGGCGCAGGCGGTGAACTATCGGGCGCGGGTGATGTTCTCGAAGCACCTGGACACGGCCCCGGACGGGCGGAGCGTGACGCCGGTGCATGTGGCGTGGCTCGCGACGACGACGCTGATCGATGTGCGCTCGAAGTTTACGTATCTCGGCACTACGTACCGGATGATTCACTCAGATCGGATCATGGACGACACAGGCATCCATCATACGAAGCTGAGCTTTCACGGTGGCTGACGTGACCCAGGAAGGCGGCGAGCGGGTTGAGCGGGCGCTCCAGTTACTCGGGACACGGGCATTGCCGGCCGTGGCGAGCCTCTTGTACCAGGAGGGCGAGCGCATCATGACCGATTCCAAGGAGCACTATGTCCCCGTCGATACGGGCGTGCTCCGGGACTCGGGCTACGTCGAGCCGCCTGCCATGACAGGCACGGTGGCGGAAGTGGTCTTGGGCTATGGGGGCCCGGCCCGCGCGTATGCTCTGGTGGTGCACGAGAACCCCCGGGCGGGCAAGACGGGTGGCGTGTCGCCCCGCGGCAAGCGGTACAAGCACTATGCGCGCGTCGGCCAGTGGAAATATTTATCTACCCCATTTCAGTTGGCGGCCGATGGATTGCTAAACCGCCTAGCGGCCGGGCTGGAAGCGATGGCCAATGCCTCTGCCCGATGAGGTGGCCTCGTACCTCCAGACGCAGGGCATTGCGCCCACGGGCTCGACGGCCAGTTGGAGCATTGCCAAGGGCTACGAAGTGGACAGCCCGGACCGGCTCATCACGATTCTCGAAACGGGCGGTTTCCCGAACGACCCACGGCCCGCGCCCGATAACACGATTGATCGGCCGACGTTTCAGTTGCGGGTGCGGGGACCGGCGAATGGGTATTCAACCGCTCGAGCGACGATTGGCGCGGCGCGGTTGGTCTTGGATCAGGTAAACAACATGCGGATCGGCCCGTCGTCCTGGTATTACCTGAGCATTCGCGCCGTGCATGAGCCGTTATCCTTGGGCGTGGACAACCAGCAGCGGCCCACGTTGGTGATGAACTTCGCGGCCATCAGAAGCCGCACGAGTTAGGGAGGACTCATGGCTTCAGCAGGGACAGTCGGCAGACGCGCATTTCTCTACTGGTCGAGCGCGAGCTCGAAAGCCACCACCTCGCAGACCAAGATCGCGGAGCTGCAGGACTTCACCTTCACGGCCGACCGCGATTTGATCGACGTCACGAGCCACGATTCCTCCGGCTGGAAGGAAAGCCTGCCCGGGACCTTCAAGGGCTCATGGACCGCCAAGGTGGTCTATCTTTCGACCGGCGCGGCCCAGGGGGCGATGCGGAAGGTGTTCCTAGGCGCGTTGCCCGCGATGTCGGCCATCTCGATTCTGGCGACGAGCTTTACATCAAAGCACAAGTATACGGGCCTCACGCGGCTCTCGGGCTTCACCATGACGGCGGCGACGGACAATGCGGTGCTCGGGGACCTGAAGGGCGAGATTTCCGGGGCCCTCACGAGGACGTCGTAATCATGGCCGTCAAAGATGTGCTGCTGACGCTTGGAGGCCAGGAGCGGAGGCTCCGGTGTGATCTGGCCGCGTGGGCGGCCGTGGAGGACAAAGGTTACGAGCTCATGTCGCTCGTCAAGAGCCTCGAGCAGCGCACGGCGTTCAAGTCCTTGCTCGTGCTGCTGTGGGCGATGCTCGGGGGCAATGACGGGCCGCCGATCGCGGAAGTCGGGCATTGGGTGGATGGCGACAACTTCGGCCTTGTGGCGCAGAAGATTGGCGAAGCGTTGCGGGACGCCTTCCCGCCGGGGGACGAAGCCGCAAACCCTCCCAGTCCGAGCGGTGGAACTGGGACCGAGCGAAGCGGCTCGGCGCCGATCTCGGACTCGTCCCCGATCAGTTCTGGCGGCTAACGCCGCGGGAGTTCTACGTGTTGGCCCAAGCGCGGCGTCAGCGGGATGAGGAGACGTGGCGACGCTCGGCATGGGTCGTCAGTTGGTTGCTCATTCCCTACCAGCGCAAGGGTGATCCGCCCTTCACGACGGACTTTCTGCTCGGGAAGGGCCCTCCGCCCATCGTGGAAGATTTCCTCGACCCCGGTGCCGCGCTCGATGCGGCCCTAAGGAAACAAGCGGAGCGGCGCATTGGCTGACCTTGGTGACATCACAGTCCGGTTGCGCGCCGATGCGTCCCAGTTTACGACGGGGATGCAGCAGGCCGCCACGGCGACCAAGACCTTCTACGAAGGCGCGGAGCAGGCGGGTGAGTTCGCTGCAGGTGCCGAACGCGGCATCCGGCGCATGGAGTATGGCCTTGGGGCGCTCGCCACCGAAGCCGTGGGCGCGAATCACTCCATCGGCATGGTCACGGAAGGCCTGCTGCTGTTCGGTGGTGGCAGCCTTGCGGCCCTCAGTGCGTTGGGCGCGATCGCGCTCGCGTTCGGCGCCTTCAAGGATGCGACGTTCTCCACTGATGCGCTCACGAAAGCCAACGATGATCTCTTCAAGACGCTGCGGGAAGGCGTCGGGACCACGGGGGACCTGCGCCTCAAGCTGGACGATCTCTCGCAGACGTTCGCGACCCTGCAGGAGCACATCGCCGTGCTGCGGGGGCCGGAATCAGGGAAATCCATTTGGGAGAACGTAAAGGAACTGTTCGGGCCCTCCACGCAGGTCCAGCAGATTTACGATGCCATCGAAGCGACCACGGCCTACAATGGCATCCTGCGGCTGCATGGAATGATTCTAGAGGAAGTCACCAAGAAACAGGACGAGCGGGCCAAGTCGGCGGATCGGGAGGCGGAAGCCATCGACCGCGCCCGGACGGAAGATGAACGGGCGGCGAACGAGCGCATCCAGCGCGTCTACGAGGAACTGGACCGGCAGAATGCGCGCGATAATCCAGCCCGGAAAGCCGGGATGGCCGCCTTGGCGCGCGGCTTTCAAGGTGCTGTCGGGGCGGGCGATGTGATCGGCATGTCGCAGGATCAGATCGATGCCATCACGTCCAACGTCGATACCGTCATGACCAGGATTCGAGCCGAGCTCGACAAACCAGCGGCAGAAATGCAATCGCGGATGTACCGTACGGGTTACGACGCGATCACGCGGCTCATTGAAGGGATGCTCCAAGGCACGAAGGACATGGGGAAGCTGGTCGAAAGCGTGCTGCTCAATTTCGTGATCCACTTGGGGGAAATCGCGCTGTTTGGGGCGGGCGGTCCCCTCAGTGCGGCGAGCCTACTGACGGGCATGGCGGCGGGTGCGGGCGCGGTGTCAAGCATCTCGGGCGGTGCGCGGCCGGCGTTCAATATCACCGTGCCCCCGGGCTCCACGCCCTTCGATGCCGCGCGGGATGCCACGTGGCAAAACGCGCTCCGGGAATCCGCCGTCGTGGCCGGGTCCCAAGGCTTCAGCTTCCCCTAAATGGGCATCTTCCGCGGCAACGCCGTCCTGCAATGGCTCGACCCCACGGGCCTCGGGTCCGTCCCGATGAGCGTGCGCGTGCTCCAGTTGCGGGAGCCATTGCGGGAACTGCGCCCGGGCGCGCGGCAGAATATTTATGCGGCGGATTCGCTCGACTTTCAGAACCGGCAAGTCTTCACCGTGGGCACGAATCCCGCCTACGAGTTCACTGGTCGGTTGCGCTTCGCTGATGATCCCCAGGGCGTGCTTGACTTGCTCGTGGCGGGCACGGCGGGCCAATCCGTGGCCTATTACCCGAACCTCAGCGATCCCGGCACCTACTATCAGTGCCAGCTCATCACGCCGCTGCTCGATCCCAAGGGGCTGTTCTTGCGGATGGACCCCAACACGGGCGTCGAGTTCGGGGACCAGGACGTCGAGATCGTGCTGCGCCAGCAGGTCCCGGCCCTAACCCCGTTCCCAGCGCTGTGGAAGAACTCCCTGCTCTTCTCGTATCGGGCGGGCGGGGCGCTCATCGGGGGGACGTTCAGCCGCGCATCAGTGGCCAATTATTTCATCAAGGGCTACCCCAAGCTCACCCAAGCCGCGAGCGGCGTTGCGCGGGTGGCATGGTACGACACCAACGCCGATGGGATTGCGGAGACGCCCGCGCTGCTGCTCGAGGATACCCGGACGAACATTGTGCTGTGGAACCGGGACCTGACG